TATTTCCGTAGAATTATGGGGCAAGCTCAACAAGCTCAACAAGCTATTCAAGACATGCAAGATATGCAGCATGAGATGTTGAATGGTGATGATGTATGAGCGATGAAGTTAACTACTTAGAGATGTCTGATGAAGACATCTTAGCAATGGATCTAGAAGACCTACAAAAGGCTTCTAGTGAAGAAACTAATTCCAATGAAGAAGTTAGCACATCTGAAGAAGAAAATGCTGTAGAAGAGTCTACAGAAGCTCCTGAAGATAGTACTTCTGAAACTGAGGGTGAAGCGGAGCAAACTACAGATACCAACCCTGTTGACGAACAAGGAGTAACTGAAGAATCTCAGCAAAAAGATGTCTCTACCAAAGATGTCAAAAATGTTTCTGAACCAGAAACAATAGACTATAAAGCAGCTTATGAACGGTTACTAGCACCGTTTAAAGCTAATGGTAAGACTGTAAAAGTAGACAGCATTGAGGATGCTGTATCACTTATGCAAATGGGTGCAAACTACAATAAACGTATGCAGGAATTAAAGCCTAACTTACGTATTGTAAAAATGCTAGGGGATAACGGACTATTAGATGAAGACAAACTTAATATGCTTATTGAAGTCGCTCAAGGCAGACCTGAAGCAATTAAAAAGTTAGTAGCTGATAGTAAGTTAGATGCGTACTCCCTAGATGCTGAAACAGACTCTAAGTACACGCCCAATGATTACCGCGTAAATGACTCACAACTTGAGTTAGACGAAGTAATTAAGGAGTTACAAGAATCACCAGTATTTACACGTACTGCAACTATTGTAGGGAACCAATGGGATGCTGCAAGCAGATCTGCTATTGCTAACAATCCAAGACTACTTCGAGACATTCATGCTCATATTGAATCTGGTGCTTATGACGCAATTACAGCTGAAATTGAAAAGCAAAGAATGTTGGGAAGAACCCCTGCAGGAATGTCTGATTTACAGTTATATGAGCTTACTGCTAAGTACATGTTAGAAATGTACAACAAAGCCCAACAAACTCAAAATACAGCACCTGTGGATAATGTCAAAGAACAGCAACGTAATGCTAAAAAGCAAGCCCTAGCTCCTACGAAAAGTATGTCTTCTACAAAAAGTTCAGGTACTCCAGATTTTTTATCTATGTCAGATGAAGAGTTTGAGAAGTATTCTAAATCTGGTTTGTTTAAGGCAGTTTAAGTCTGTTTTAGGTTAAAAGGAATATTATTATGGCTATGATTTATGGTACAGGCACTAATTCATCAATCAGTGGTGCTAGTGCAACTCAGTTTCAATCACAGTATTACTACAAGAAAGCTCTTATCGATATTGTTAAAGAGCAGCATTTTATGCCATTGGCAGATGTACGTGCTATGCCTAAGAACTTTGGTAGAACAATTAAACAATACCATTATCTACCTTTGCTAGATGATCGTAACGTGAATGACCAAGGTCTTGATGCTAATGGTGCTACTATTGCTAATGGTAACTTGTATGGTTCATCTAAAGATATCGGTACTATCTCTGGTAAGTTACCTGCATTATCTGAGAATGGTGGACGTGTAAACCGTGTTGGTTACAAACGTCTAGAACTCCAAGGCTCTATTCATAAGTTTGGTTTCTTTGATGAATATACCCAAGAGTCTTTAGACTTTGATACTGATGCAGAATTGGAAATGCACGTTACTCGTGAAGCTCTTCGTGGTGCTAACTACATGACTGAAGCTGCTCTTCAGATCGACTTGTTAAATGCTGCTGGTGTAGTTCGTTATGCTGGTGTAGCTACTTCAAATGCTACTATTACAGGTGAAGGCTCTACTCCTTCTGTAGTTTCTTATACTGACTTGATGAAGTTAGGTATTACTTTAGATAACAACCGTTGTCCTAAGCAAACTACATACATGAAAGGTTCGACAATGTTTGATACTGCAACTATTCCTAGTGCTCGTAGTCTATTCATTGGTACTGAACTAATTCCTACAATTCGTGGTATGAAAGACTTGTTTAATAACCAAGCATTCATTCCTGTACAGCGTTATGCTGCTGCTGGTGCAATCCTTCCAAATGAGTATGGTACTATCGATCAGTTCCGTATTATCGTTAACTTGGATATGGCTAAGTGGGCTGGTGCTGGCGCAACTGCTACTGCATCTAACTTAGGTTACCAAACTACTTCTGGTAAATATGATGTGTTCCCAATGTTAACTGTGGGTTCAGGTTCATTTACTGCTATTGGTTTCCAGACTGACGGTAAAACTGTTAAGTTTGTGATCAAGCATAACAAGCCAAGTGATAATATCACTACTTTGGATCCTTATGGTGAAGTAGGTTTCCATTCTATTAAATGGTACTATGGCTTTATGGCTCTACGTCCAGAATGGATTGGTCTTGTTAAGACTGTAGCTCCTATTTAACAGAGCTAATTAGGTAGAGGGGAAACCCTCTACTTATTTACATAATAAATTAATTTAAAGGTAAAAGAATATGTCTGATGAAATGATGAATGAAGAAGTTGAACTTCAAGAAGAAAGTCCATTAGATGAACTTACTATGCTTAAAGCTAGAGCTGATCAACTAGGTATTAGTTATCACCACAAGGTAGGTCTAGAAAAGCTCCGTAAAATGGTTAATGATGCTATTAATGGTGATTCTGAAGAAACAGAAGAAGTTTCTGAGACACTTGTTTCTGAGACACTTACAGAACACCAACAACGTATGAAGATTCGTGAAGATATGATGGCTCTAGTACGTGTCAATGTGCATTGTAATGATCCAGCTAAGAAAGAATGGCCTGGCGAGATTATCACTGTGTCTAACTCTGTAATTGAAGCTAAAAAGTATGTTAAGTATGACACTACTGAGGGTTACCATATCCCTAATATTATCTATCTCGCTCTTAGAGATAAAGAGATTCAATTGTTCCGTACAATTAAATCAGCTAAAGGTGTAGACATTAAAGAGCCTTATTTAGCTAAAGCGTATGCTATTGAAGTTCTACCTCCCCTTACTCAGAAAGAGTTAGAACAGTTAGCTGCGGATCAACGTGCTAGACATGCTGTCGATTAAGTAAAATAAAGTAACATACCTTTTCACCTTCTTAATTGAAGGTGCTTTTTACATAAGATTTAGGAAATACTATGTCGATTACAATAAATACAGATGACTTTAAAGCTATTGTAAACAACAGCCCAATACCGAATACCTCTGGATTCTTTGTTGAATTAATGACTAGTATTAATGCTTATGTAAAAGGCGAATTTGATTCTGGGCGTATTACAGGTACAGAATATGCTACTGTGTACTTAGGAGCTATGCAAAGTGCTATTGCCCAATCAGTACAATATGCTTCAACTAAAGCTACTAGTGATGCTCAAGTAGCTTTACTTGGCGCTCAAAAATTACAAGTAGATACTGAAACTGCTAAAACAACTGCGGAAACAGCACTATTAACTAAACAAGGTAATTTATTAGATGCTCAAACATCTAAAATAGACGTTGAAATTAATAAAACAGTTGCTGAAACAAATCTATTACCTAAACAAGGTGATTTACTAGATGCAAAAATAGCAAGTGAATCTAAAACTTTAGCTGTAGCTGATCAACAAATATTACTGTATGCTGCTCAAGCAAAAGGTTTTGTTGATAAATCTAGGGTAGATTCAGCTAAAGTATTGTCTGATATATTAAGTATGCGAATGTCTTTAAGTAATGATGTTTCAACAGGTCAAAGTATTGCAGATGCTTTCAATAATGCCAGAAGTACACTACCTTACTAATTGTTTATATTTTGAGTAATTAATATGAGTGGACTCTTTGATTCTGTAGGATCTAAAATTAGTGATGTTACAAGTTCTATATCTCAGGCAATTACTAGTATTTCTGATGCATTAGGTATTAAAGACTTTCTAGATACTACATTTAGAGGCCAAGAAATTGTAAATGCAGGTGCGGGCTTTAGTAGACTTTACTCTGTAAAATTAAACATGCCTGTAGTAAAACAGATAGCAATATCAGCTTTACTTGGTAACAGGAATCCTACAGATGATTTAATTAGCACAATCCAAAGGTCTCCTGCACGCAACCTTGAAAAAGCTTATGCATATGCAATAAGTCAGCAGTCAAGCGAAACTTATGCGTACTCTGCATCGTATATAGCAGCAAGAAACCTGTATTCTCAAGATACTCTTAATTACACTAACTCAGTAAATGCTATTAAAAATGCTGTAGTGTTCACTGTAGTAAAATCTATGAATAATCCAGCAGTAACTTATACAG